CGTGGGGTAAGCAATGATCGATCCAAAGGATAATTTGATCCAACCGATTCCAGAGGTTGTGATGCCAAAGCCTGTGATGCAGCCACCTGAATCTTACCAAGCCACCAGCAGTAGCTGGGATGTATTGGAGTACGTTGGCATCGGTTTAGAGGCTCTTGGAGATATTTTAGATATTTTTGACTGATTCTGTTTAGATTGGTCTGGAAACGTGGTAATCTTGTTTCAAGTCAACGGCAACTGAGACTTGAAACAAAGCAACAACGCTTGATGGTGGTTGTAGTTTAACGGTTAGAATGCTGGTTTGTGACACCGGCGATGATGGGTTCGATTCCCTCCAGCCACACCAAATTTATTTTGAGGTAGATATGCTCATTAGTCGTGTAAACATGACTCAAATCGCAGTCGCTAATTCGTTGCGTAACATTCAGTTCAATGATCTTTTGAAACGGATTAAATACCGTGCAGAAGGTGGTGAGTTCTACCTTATCGAAGGCATCGGTGATGATCTGGTTGAACGGCTACGTGCCCAACCATATTATTTCGTTGTTGAAGTTGATAAAGAAAATCCATCCGAGCCATGTAAGGTTCGCTGGGATTAAAAGTTTTTGATGCACACACGCTGACCTAGAGGTCTGTAAAGCCATGAATGGGATCGGGAAAGTGAAACCACCCCTCGAACATGGCATTGTCGTTGCATCATTTAGTTTCGCCGGGATGTAGGTTCGATTCCTACCCGAAAGGTCGTCTACTATGGACTAGGACACCGGCAATTTTTGGATACTGACAGCATCATTACTCAGCCCAAACCGCATACACCGGTTCGATCCCGGTACTGCGCCTGCCTAACCTTTATGGGATGGAGAACAGGGCAGTTCGTCTAGTGGTAGGACAGCGGTCAATCCCTATCGGCCTGAACCGATACGGTATCCAGTTTATGTCGTTGTAGTGTAAGGCGCACGACTCCCCTGAAGGAGATAGTTGCTCCGCTCGAATTTCTGTACTGCTAGCGAGTACGTTAAGAGGGTGGATACGGGTTCGATTCCCCACAATGGCACCAAATTTTGATATAAATAGTTTTAGGATGGTAACAGCAATTTAATCATTCCATTTAGAGGACGTACATTGGGGGTTCAAGTCCCTCACCCGGCACAATGAGTCGGGTTGGCGGAATTGGTAGACGCGCGTAGATAAAATTCCATCCTGTTTATGTATCCATAGCTCAGTTGGCAGAGCGGGCGTCTCTAAAACGCTGTTCGTCACGGGTTCGAGTCCCGTTGGATGCACCAATTTTGAGATTTTGAGATATTGAATATGAATGATGATCTAATTGTGGATCTGGTGGAAGTTCTGTTATCCAGATCCGGTAATAGATTTCTTGTTAACGATGAACTCCGGTCAATATCGTTTTTCACTCCATATAGTGATAAAGTGGATTTATATTTTGTAAATCCGTCGCGAATTGGGGCTGGGTTTCAATGTATTGGGATATCCCGACAAGGAATCGCCGCGTTGATTAAGCATCCTACGACAATGCTATGTAGAGATGATACAATCAAAGTCCCTAAATTTTATTGGTAATAAATAGCATGAAAGAATAGAAAGTTAGTTGTAACTGCAAATCATCGGATGTTGTGTACGGGATCTTTAATCCAGCTACCAACAAATTGCACCGGGTTTCATTCAGTCGTGGATTGATGGAATGGATCGTCGAGAGATATCATCCAGAAATGGAATGTATCAAAATGCAGTTTACCCGAGGTAAGCGTCTGAATGGTGGGAACTCCAGTGGAGCTTATGCGATTGTCGGAACCTCTAAAGATGTGGTTCTCCGGGTTGCATTGAGAAAAGAACTCGCTGATATCTACACCGACAACCAATATCGTCACCAAGAAGAAATCTTTTTGGACCGAATCTAATGAGTATTTGATTATGTTATTTGAAATTCGTTCGCTTCCATCCGATCCTACTGTACGAAATAAAGTTCAATGGATCAAGGAATGCCGAGAACAAACTGGTCTTGGATTGCGAGAATCCAAAGACATTGTTGATTTCGCAATTGCGAATCTAAATGCATACAATCCTGCACTTCTCGACACTCACCGTTACCCCCAGTTCTCGTATATTGAGAAATGCCGTAGAATTGTATCCGGCCAATGTACATTGGTTCGAATGGTCAATCGTGGTAGCTTCATGCGCGAAGATCAGGAAGTTGATCAAATTTTGACCAAAATTGGCGCGAAGATCAACAAGCCTTCGAAGAGTGCCGATGCGATGTTGAAGCAAACCGCAATCTCCTTGATTCGCGGTAACTATATCCGGCAGGCCAAAGGTGTGCTTGATATTTTGATGTAATATGTCCGGTTGGCCGATTGGTTAGGTTGCGGATTGCAAATCCGCCTAAAGCAGTTCGATTCTGCTACTGGACTCCAAATACTGCCCGAATGGTGAAATTGGTAGGACACAGGAGACTTAAAATCTCCCGCCTTCGGGCGTGCGGGTTCGACTCCCGCTTCGGGCACCAAATAATAGGATGATTGATGGTATTTTGGAAACGGAAATCGATTAATTTAGGTGATCAAAACGTCACCGAGCTAACGATATTGGAATGGAAGAAGCTTTTTAGCATCAAACTGTTCCATTTCCATCAAACATCCGGTGGTCAGGATAGATTTCATACACATTCTTTCGGAGCTTTTAGTTTGCTTCTGAAAGGGAACTATGTTGAAGAAATCATAATTGATCAAAAGATTGTAAAGCTCAATCGAAATAGAAGTCGATTGATCTATATCCCACGGGATGAATATCATCGAATCACAAAAAGCGATGGCTGCCGCACCCTGCTTATCACAGGGCCGTGGAAATCATATTGGAAAGAATTGATAGAAGTCGGGGATGGCCGTTATCAAATGGTTGTTCTTGGTGAAGGTCGAGTACCAATCAGAGCAGGAAAGATTGTAACGCTATGAACGGTGCGATGAATCGAAGCGGTAGAGTCGAATCACCTTATTGGTTTGAATTTGATCGAACTGTTTTAGAGTGGCAGCAGCGAGAAGACGGCACATGGGTACATGTCCCTGTGGGTTCTAATCGATTGCGGGCTCAGGTGCTGACCCTATCAATTGAAACAGGGAACATGCGGGTTCGGACCTTTGAGGTTGAAACCCAAGAACCCTTTGGAACCTTTGATATGAACATCGAAGAGTTTTATAAAAATTTCGAGATTTTTAAGAAATCTCAACAGAATTAATGCGGGTGTGATGAAATTGGCAGTCATGCATCACTCAAAATGTTGTGGTAGAAATACCGTGTCGGTTCGAATCCGACCACCCGTACCATCTTCGAGGTTGAGAACCAGTATTCCGCTGGGGAACGGCTTCAATGGTTCTAGTTAATTACTAGACGTTCCACTACGAAAATGTGATTATAGCGTAGCCCATAGCTTTCTATGGATAAAAAGGCCCAATTCGATTTTGATTGAATTGGGCCTTTTTGCATTCTGTTTAGATTGACTTGAATCTGTGGTACTATATGTGATAGACATCCGAAATTGAGAACATTGATGGCATATGTATGTAATAAAACCCTTTACGCTGAAATGGTTGCATGGCAGGAAAGACGTGCGATAGATCCAGCCGCTGAAATGAGTCCTTTCATCGCAAATGCAATTCTGTTAATTGCTGATGGTTTGACCAAGATGTGGAAGTTTCAAAACTATACATGGAAAGATGAAATGCGTGGGGATGCGATTGAAATTTGCTGCCGCTACCTGCACAAGTATGATACCCAATACAAAAACGTCCATGCCTATATTACCAAGACATGTGAACGGGCTTTCATCAATCGTTTGAAGAAAGAAAACAAACAATTGAGGGTCAAGTACAGATTCTACCTTGAGGCTATCCCAGACCTTGAGGAATTTGATGAAGATGGCAACCCGATGCAATTCGATTATTCGTTCTACCGCGATATGGGTGAAAAGCTCAAAGGCGAACCTTTCTCATATCAGAAGGGCAAAGACGAAGAAGAATCCGACGAACCAATAGGACTTAGTGAGTTTTTAGTTTAACAAGGGTGACTTTCACTTTGGTTTCTGCTATAAATAGAGAAACCTTTAGGAGAAAGTCATGAATTACAAAACACATTATGATGCATTGATCCAATCGAGAAAGCTTCTTGGTCGTGTAAGGGGTCAATCGAATTACTGTGAACAACATCACATCACCCCAAGATGTATGGGTGGTAGTGATAATCAAAGTAATTTGGTGATGCTTACCGCGAAAGAGCATTTTCTGGCACATAAGCTTCTGGTCAAAATTTACCCAGATGTTTTTAAGCTGTGGTTCGCGATGGCTGTCATGATCGGGTCTGGTAAGTATGCAAATTACTCCGGTCGCAATTATGAAGCTAGAAAACGGATTTCATCGGCGGCGTTTAAAACTTTGTGGGCTTGTCCAGAATTTAAAGCGAAAATGTCCAAGAAACACAAAGAAACATGGACAGATGATCGGAAAGGGCTTCACGCAATCCGTGTCAAAGATATGTGGGCCTGTCCAGAATTTAAAGCTAAAATGTCTGAAATTTGTACTGATAGATGGGCAGACCCAGAGTACAAATCGAAAATGCTTGATGCCAGACGTGAAACTATGGCGAGTGATGAATACCGGGAGACGATGAGTCTGATTAAGTCTGGTGAGGGGAATGGGATGTACGGTAGGAACCATTCCGAAGAAGCCAAACTGAAGATGTCTCTCAATCATGACTCGGAAAATACATCTAATCGGATGCTTAATAGTTGGGATGATCCAGACTTCAAAGCGAAGCGGTCGGCATCGATGAAAGGTATTCAGAAAAAAGAGCAAATTTGCCCCCATTGTAAATTTGTTGGGCGTGGTGGGAATATGATTCGATACCACTTTGATAATTGTAAGAGTAGAACTTAATTTGGCACGCATACTTTTTATAGGGGATCTGCATTTCGGTCACCGAAACGGCGATAAAGAAACCGCTGAATACCAGATGAAGGTATTTGATGAGTTCATATTCCCGCTGATCAAGAAGCACAAGATCAAACATATATTCCAGTCTGGGGACTTTTTCGATTCCCGCAAAGCAATCCGACACGACACGATGGAATTGGTCCGGGAACATTTTATTCCGAAAACCAAAGGTCAGGATTGGCATGTAATCGTTGGCAACCATGATATGCACCTGCGGGAAAACATATTCCCAAATTCGGTGCAAGAACTTCTGTCACAATATCCAAACTTCACGGTATATAACCAACCGAAGTCTGTGACAATTGATGGTATTGCGATTGACATGATTCCATGGATATGCCGGGATAACCGCCAAGAAATTATGGAATTCATCAATGGAAGTGCCAGCAACCTATGTTTGGGACACTTTGAGCTATCAGGCTTTGAGTATTACAAAGGTATTCAATCGTCCGGGGAATCATCTGGATTTTTGAATAACTACTCTCAGGTCTGGTCTGGTCACTTCCATACCATTTCGAAGAACAAGCATATCCAGTACATCGGCACCCCATATCAATTGACCTATGGTGATGCTGATGATGACCGTGGTGTTTGGATTTTTGATACAAATGATAGTTCGTTTGAATTTGTATCAAATAACATGCCGAAATTCAGTCGGATCTATTTTGACGTTGATACGTTTGATGCAAAAAAACTTGAACGTTACGCCGGGATGAACATCAAGATCACCGTCAAAAATCGTGGTGATGTGAAAAAGTTTGAAAAGATTGTGGAAGCCATCGCAGCGGTTGCACATGAAATCTCTGTAATTGACCGGGTTGATGTTAGTCAGGCTACCGCATCAGGTAAAATCACGGTATCTGCGATCCGAACCGTCGAAGAAATTGTTGACGAATATATTGATGCATTGGAAGAAACCGAGCCAGACCGGAACAAAATCAAACGCATTATGGCTGGACTATTGGCAGACGCACAGAAATGATCAAATTCACTAAGATTGAAGCCAAGAATATCATGTCGGTTGGTAACAAGCCGATTATGATTGAATTGAATTCGCACAAGAAAACCCTGATCACCGGTAAAAACGGTACAGGTAAATCGACGATTCTGGTTGAATCTCTGGCGTTTGCGCTGTATGGCAAACCATATCGAGACATCAACAAACCGCAGCTTGTCAACACCTTTAATAAAAAAGGGTTGGTTGTCAACTTGTGGTTCAGTATCGGCAAAACCAATTTTGAGATTCGTCGTGGTATCGGCCCAAACCTATTCCAGATTTATCGGGATGATGAACTGATCCCAGAAGATGCCGCGATTGGTGATTATCAGACCTACCTTGAAAAATCAATTTTGGGGATGTCCTACAAGACCTTCAAACAGCTTGTGGTGCTTGGTACGGCTGGGTTCACACCTTTCATGCAGATGAAGACTGCCGACCGCCGTACAGTGGTTGAAGACCTTCTAGAGCTACATCTGTTCAGTAAGATGACCGCCGATAACAAGGAACTGATCGCAGCCATCCAGAACAGCATCACCCAAGCTGATCACAACATTGATTTGTTGGAACAGAAGAATCAATTGCTTCAAAAGCAAGCTGCCGAATCTAAAGACACTGCTGATGCTCGAATTGATGAATTGATGATTCGTCAATCTGAAATTGATCAATCTCTTGGTTCTGCTAAGATCAAGGTAGTTACATCAAAAGCTTCGATTGATAAATTGGAAGCTGCGATCAGTGATGGTAGCCACCGAACTAAGATCGGTCAGTTATCGGTGAAAATCGGTAACCAGAACGCTCATATGGGCGCGGCTGAAAAGATGCGTTCGTTCCTGTCCGACAATACAAATTGCCCGGTGTGTACTCAAGCCATTGAGGAAGATTTCCGAAACAAGAAAATTTTCTCATTGGATATGGAATTGGATCAATTAGGGTTCGAAATCTCAACCACTAGGGACGAATACGAATCGCATAAAAAGATACAAACCCGTGATGAAATGATTCAATCAAAGGTTGCTGAATTGAAGCAAACCTTGGCTGTAGAGTCTGCTAACATCCGTCAATACGAATCTCAAATCGAATCCATCAAATTGGAAATCGACAAGATCCGGGGTAAGGAGTTCAAGGACAATTCGACGGCACTGATTGCTCTGCAATCCAAGCGTGATCAGCTACGGGAGCAGCGAGACGATCTTGTTAATGATAAGTATTGTCATTCTGTTATTACAGCGATGCTAAAGGATACAGGTGTCAAGTCGGTTGTCATAAACCAATTCATTCCGGTTGTCAACGATTTTATCAATAAATATCTATCCGAATTTGGGGCTCCTTATAGCTTCGAATTGGATTCGGAATTTAATGAAACCATTCAGACCCGTGGGATGGAAAGCTTTAGCTACAACAGCTTCAGCCAAGGTCAAAAATACCGCATCGACCTAGCGATTCTGTTCGCATGGCGTGACCTGATCCACCAGCGTACCGGCTCGATGTTGAACCTGATGGTCATGGATGAGGTCATGGATTCGGCGGCGGATACCGATGGTATCGAAGCTCTGGTTGAGATTCTGGATCGAATCAAGGAATCTGTGTTCATCATCAGCCATAACGAAAAGCTGGATGCGATGGATTTCGACCGTAGGATAGACGTGCGACTGGTAGGTCGCTTCTCGGAAATTGAAGAATCGAAATAAAGGTTTCGATTCTGTTTAGAAACAGGCGGTTACGGTGTATGATTGCTGACATAACTAGCCGTAACCAACTGTTCTTGTGAGGATTTTAGTAATGAGCAAAAGTGAATGTTTCGAACACGATATCGCCGTTCGTGCAGCTTGGGTAGAACATCTGACAGAAGACCAGTTGTTCATGCTTCGCGGTGATAAGAAAACCAATGTCGGTGGGATGGTGAAAGCGCAGCGTTTCGAAATCTACAGTGCTATCGATGAACTGGTGAAAACTCGCTATCTGGAAACCCTGATCCAAGCGAACAAAGACCAATTCACCATCCATGTTAAAGGCTATGGCCCAATCCGCCAGTCGAAATCCCAACTGCCAACCGAAATGCGTATGTCGAGTTGTGCATTTGATGTAATTTCCGAATTGGACTTCAAAGCCCTGACCAAACCAAAACCAGTTGCACCACCCGCTGAGAGTGTTTCCGAATAATGCAAATCTGTAAAGCCACCCTTGATACACTGAAGAATTTCAGTGGGATCAACCCGTCGATTGTCCTGCGTGCCGGTAATGAAATCAGCACCATGAACAACCACAAATCTGTAATCGCATATGCCATCGTCCCAGAAACCTTTCCGGTGGAATGCGGCATTTACGATCTGAACAACTTCATTTCGACTATCAACCTCTTCGATAATGTCAACATCGAATTTGGCACCGAATGCGCCAAGATCACTGGTGGTACATCGAAGTGTACCTACGGCTACTCAGAAAAAGATGTAATCGTGAGCCCGTCGAAGAAAGTGACATTCCCCGGTGCTGATATTGGATTTGATCTTACCAAAGACACCTTTGAGAAGATCATGAAGGCCGCATCGACCCTGAGTCTGAGCACCCTGACAATCACTCGCAATGAAAAAGATGAAATTGTCTTGACTGCGATTGATCCTAAGAACCCAAACTCCAACGCCTATAGCGTGGTTGTGGGTACGGATCTTAGCGGCCACACATATGACCTGTCGGTCCCTGTAGACCTCTTGAAAATGGTTCGTGGTGATTACAAAGTCAGTGTGTCGTACAAGCTGATCACCAAATTTGAAGCAACTGATATCGAATATTACGTTGCTCTTGACAAGACCAGTACCTTCATCAAGGCAGAATAATGAGCGTTAATCCGAGAGACTGGCTTTGGGAGACGAAATATCGTCCCCAAACGCTGGAAGAATGCATTCTGCCCGAACAGATGAAATCGGATTTTAAAGCGATGGTAGCTGGTGGAGAAATCAAAAACATGATTCTCTCTAGCTGCAACCCCGGAACAGGAAAGACGACTGTTGCCCTCGCAATTTGTAACGAACTTGATGCGGATGTATTGTTCATCAACGCATCCAAAGAATCTGGGATTGATGTATTCCGAAATGATGTAACCAAATTTGCATCGACAGTTTCCATGATGTCGAATTGTAAGGTAATCATTCTGGATGAAGCCGATAACCTGTCGGATGCGGCCCAAAAGGCGTTCCGTGGGATCATCGAAGAGTTTTCGGTATCGTGCCGGTTCATCCTGACTTGCAATTATGCAAATCAGATCATTGAGCCAATCCGTAGTCGAATGATGCAATACGAATTCAACATTGCGCAGTCTGAAAAGGCCAACATGATGAAAGGTCAGATTATGCGCTGCCTTGACATTCTGGCAAAAGAAGGAATTCAAGTTGATAGCAAGATGGCTGTTGCTGAATTGGTGAAACGGAAGTTTCCTGATAATCGGGCGATGTTGGTCACATTGCAGACTTATTCGATGAAAGGGGTGATCGACGAAGGCATTTTAGGTCGGGTTACTTCTGGGTCTGATGTTGAAGTCCTTATCGGGCATCTGAAGGCTAAGAAGTTCAACGAAATTCGAGCTATTATCCCGAAGTTTGCGAGTGATTATCCAACATTTATCCGATCCATCTACGACACCCTGTATTCGGTGGTTAAACCCACTAGTGTGCCGACGATGATTGAAATCATTGGCATCAATCAGGAAGCATACAATCGGGTTCCTGATATTGAAATTCATATGAACTGGCTGATGGTTCAGCTCATGATGCAGATGGAGTTTGTGTGAGACGGGCGATTGAATTAGTTGGCACCAATATTGTATTGGAGTTGACTAAGGCAACTGCTGTAAAAACCCGTCAGAGGATGATTCACTTGGATGAATTGCCGGATGGTACATGGCGGTTGATTTACAATGGGGATCATATCCCGGATTTCAGCAAGATCAAAGCACTGAGGATCATTCGTGAGTAAGATCAGCCCATTTGAGTTTGTTGGGTCGATCAATGATAAAAAATACATCATGGTAAGTCCAGAGATTGAAAAACAGTACGTGCCGTTTGTTGTGAACCGTACCCTGTCGGCAACTCTGGACTCAATGCCGTTTGTTGAATTTTTGAATCGATACCCGAAACTCCCCAACAAGTTGCAATACGACTACCTGTATCACGGGCTGCGAAAAACAAAGCGGTTTGGAAAATGGGTAAAGAACGAAAAGCACGAATATCTGGATGATGTGTCTGGTTATTACAAGGTTTCTTTACAGAAAGCCTCGGAGTTGTGTGAGCGACTAAGTACGGAACAATTGCAAATCCTTCGGGCCAAGATGACAAACTTTGGTGGGCGGAACGCTGTAAATACTCGGTGATTAGGAGTATTTCACTATGATTGAAATTGAACTGAGCCAAGAGGATAGCTTTCCTAAAATCCGGGAAACGCTGACTCGAATTGGTATTGCAAATAACAAGTCTAAGGTAATTTACCAGTCTTGTCATATTTTGAACAAACGTGGCAAGGTTTATATTGTCCACTTTAAAGAGCTGCTGGAACTCGATGGTCGAGTAGCCCAGATGAGCGACGAAGATACAGAACGCCGAAACGACATTGCCAAACTCTTACAAGAGTGGAAACTATGCCGAATTGTCAACCCGAAAGACGCAACATCCGAAAGACGCAACTTGTTTAGGATTATCTCTTACACAGAAGCAAATGAAGGTGGTTGGAAGAAGGTTTACAAGTACAACATCGGCGCAAATAAAACTGAAGGCCGTGTTTAATACACGGCTTTTTTATTGTATAATTGGGTATGCATCGCCCTTACGCTTGCAAGGATTTTAAGTGTCGAGATTTTTTACCGCTGTTGACCGTATCGGTCAGCACATTTTTGTCCGTGGATATGAAGACGGCAAACCATTTCGTGAGAAGTACAACTATTCCCCAACCCTGTTTGTACCTACAAACAAACAAACTGGCTATACCGATATCTACGGTGTGAACCAGTTGCCGATGCATTTCGATAACATGTATGAAGCCTCGGCTTACATCCGTGATACTCAGAATGTGTCAAACGGTGTTGTGAATGGGATGGATAACTTCACCCTCGCATTTATTTCAGATGTGTTTGGCGATCAAAAGCCTGACACCAAACTAGTTCGTATCAAAACCATCGACATCGAAGTTTTTGCTGCGACGCAGACTGATCCAAATGACCCATCAACCGCTAAAGCTGATGGATTCCCAGATCCTGAAATTTGTAAATGGCCTGTTGATGCGATCACAATGTACGATAACATTGATGATCGATATGATGTGTACTCATATCGTAGTTGGTCTAAGACCAAATCTACTCTGAAACCAGAGTTGTTGGAAAAGGTCAGGTTCCACAAGCTTGCAAATGAAAAGGAACTTCTCCAAGCGTTTGTACAAGACTGGAGAGAGAATTTCCCGGATATCGTAACTGGTTGGTATTCCAACAGCTTTGACATTCCGTATTTGCATCGCCGTATTTCTATGGTTCTAGGTGAGTCTGTAGCAGATTCCCTGAGCCCGTATGGTCGTACTGAAATCAAGACCATGCAGGATAACCAGAATGGTCAGCGTCAAATCATCAAATTGCTGGGTATCGCACAGCTCGATTATATTGAGTTGTACAAGAAGTTTGTACTTGAACCCCGGTCAAGCTTTCGGTTGGGTGCTATTTCAACCATCGAATTGGGTGAAACCAAGCTGGAATTTGAAGGTTCTCTTATTGAATTAGCACTCAATAATTCTCAAGGGTATCTTGACTACAACATCGTTGACGTGGATCTGGTTAAACGGATTAACGACAAACTGTTGCTGATCGATTTAATGATGTACATGACGTATGACGCCGGGATGACCTTTGAAGATGGTTACTCCCCGCTCAAACAATGGGATTCGATCATTTTCAACCATCTTCGGAAGTTGAAAAAAGTTGTACCGATGAAACGCCGTAGTACACCGTCCGCGTTTGAAGGTGCATTTGTAAAAGATCCATTGGTTGGGTTTTGGAAATGGATTGTGGCATTTGACTTGGAATCCCTATATCCGGGGATTATTCGTCAGGGTAATATCAGCCCCGAAACCATTGTCGATCAATATTACAACGCCAATGTTAATGATTATGTGAACCGACGAGTAAATCTTGACGGTGAACAGTATTCGGTTTGTGCAAATGGTACTCGCTATCGCCGAGATATTCGCGGTGTGATTCCAACCGTAGTTGAGCATGTGTTTAACCAACGGAAGGTATTTAAGAATTTGATGAAAGAGGCCAAGCAGGCTGGTAACTGGGATGATGTTCGAAAATATGACCTATTGCAGAAAGCGGCTAAGATCGCCATCAACTCTGCATATGGTGCATTGGGTAACGCATTCTTTAGATACTATGACCTTCGCAACGCCGAGGCCGTAACCTTAACAGGTCAGGTTATTATCAAATGGTCTGCGAACCATTTCAACGAAATGTTGAACACTGCAATTGGTGGTCCGAAGAAAGACCGGGTAGTAGCAATTGATACTGACTCCTGCTATGTGTGTTTTGATGATTTGGTTCAAAAGTTCTATGCGAACAAATCCACCCACGATACTGTGAATATGTTGGATAAGTTTGCTGAACAAAAAGTACAACCATTGTTGAACAAGTGGTATGCCGATTTGGCGGTCTACATGAATCATTATTCATCTGTGATGTATATGAAACGTGAGGTCATTGCATCCACTGGATTCTTCATTGCAAAGAAACGATACGCACTTTGGGTATGGGATAACGAAGGCTACCGTTACAAAGAACCTGAAACCAAGATCATGGGTATTGAAACCCAGCGTGGCAGTACCCCTGCTTACGTTCGTACCGCATTGAAAGATGCAATCGATATGATCCTTGGGGAAAAGCAGGAAGATTTGATCAAACTGGTTACAAATGTCGAGAAGCACTATCAGACAGTTGACTATAGGGAGATTGCCGGGGTTTCCTCTGCAAACAACCTACAGAAATATACCATTCCGGGAATGTTGCCGGGGTTTAGATGTCCGGGGCATATTAAAGGTGTTCTGGCTCACAACCGATTGGCTCACAAGCTCGATGGCGTAGACCCGATCAAAGAAGGCGAGAAGATCGCCATGGTTCGTCTGAGAACTCCGAATAAATACGGTTCAGAGACATTTGCATACCTTGCTGGTTCGCGAATCCCGGAAGCCATGGACCCAAATATGGTACTTCGATATTTGGATCGGAATTTGATGTTTGAGAAATCTTTCGTCAAACCATTAGCAACAATTTGTGACGCAATTGGATGGAAATACAAAGATTCCATCTGCCTTGAAGATTTCTTTATGTGAGTAAGTATGAGCGAAAAATCTAGTTTGATGCAGAGACTGTTGAAAGCCACAACCCGCGACGATGTTGCGGTTCTGTCAGAATCGACATTGTTTAACGAGAAAGATTTTGCACCAACCACGGTTCCAATTTTGAACGTAGCGTTGAGTGGTAAAATTACCGGTGGTCTGCCATCTGGTATTCTGTCCATTGCGGCAGAATCGAAACACTTTAAAACCAACTTTGCATTGCTGTTGGTTGCTGCTTACTTGCGTAAGCACAAAGACGCTATGTGCGTCCTATTAGACTCTGAGTTTGGTATTACAGACGAATATCTGAAATCGTTTGGTATTGATTCGAGCCGAGTTATGCACGTACCGATTTACAACATTGAACAATTGAAATTTGAATTCGCCCAATTGCTTGAGAATATCAAGCGTGGTGAAAAGGTTGTGTTCTTGGTAGATTCTATCGGTAACTTGGCTTCGAAAAAAGAAGTTGATGATGCATTGAGTGAAAACAGCGCCGCTGATATGACCCGTGCAAAACAACTGAAATCTATGTTCCGTATTATCACCCCGCATTTCCAGTCAAAGAACATTCCATGTATTGTGATCAACCACACATACAATGAGCAGGGTATGTATCCGAAACAAATCATGGGTGGTGGTCAAGGCGGTATGTTGTCCTCAAACACAGTGTTGTTTATTTCCAAGTCTCAGGACAAGGATGGTACAGAGCTTACCGGGTTTAAATTCACCTTGATTATCGAGAAATCAAGATTTGTGGTTGAAAAATCCAAGTTCCCAATCCACGTTTCGTTTGCAGGTGGTGTGCAACCGATGTCCGGTATCTTTGAGCTGGGTCTAGAGGAAGGGTCGATTGTAAGCCCAACCAAAGGATTCTATCAATTGCTGAATAGGGATACGGGTGAAGTCCTTTACGAAGGCAAGAAATTCCGCCGTGCTGAACTGGAAGCAACCAACGACTATATGATGGAAATCATGAGACGTAAGTCGTTCCGTGATTGGGTTGAAGACACTTATATGTTGAAAGCAACCGAGCTGGATGGCAACCATCAGGAAGAATTTGAAAGCTTCTTGTCGGATTCAAAGAATGACTGAAGTCCAACAACCATATATTCTGTTCGATCTAAACGGACAGAATATCGGAGTTACAGAGGCCGGTATCGATGATACCGGAAATCTTCGATGCACTTGGGTGTGTATCGACAAAGAACGCAAGTTCACGACTGAAGAAATCGAATTGATGCTCAATAGAGCGTTCCAAGACATTCTTCGTCGGGAAGTTGAACGCGATGAACTAAACAAACCAATTGATTTAACCGGCGAATAAAGGTGTAGTATGATCGAAGAAAGTATCTTCCAAAATTTGATTTACAACGAAGATTATTTTCGTACAGTCATCCCGCATTTGAAGAAAGAGTATTTCTCCGACTTCGCCGATCAGCGTATGTTTTCGTATATCAGGGGGTTTGGCGACAAGTATAATAAACGTCCAGACCCTACTGTATTGAAGCTGTTGTTAGAGAAAGATACATCCTTGAATGAGGGTGTTTATGAAACATTATCAGCTCAAATTGATAACCTCAAGTCTGCTGGACCGGACTTGTCTCTAACAGATTTCATGGTTGAAGAAACTGAGAATTTCTGTAAACAGCAAGCTTTGTACAATGCCTTGAAAAGCGCATTGGAAATCAAATCCAACGCTGAATTATCACCTGATAAACGAAATAAAAAGCTTGCCGATATTGGGTGTATTCCTGATATGCTACGTGATGCCCTTGGTGTATGTTTTGATACATCAGTCGGCCATAACTACATGGAAGACTGGGAATCTCGTTACGAGTCGTATCATAACAAAGAAGCTAAAATTCCATTTGACATTGAGATTTTGAACAAGGTCACTAAAGGTGGTGCTGAATACAAAACCCTCAACCTGATTCTAGCCGGGTCCAACGCCGGTAAGTCTCTTGGTCTATGTCATTTAGCGGCTGGGTATTTGAACCAAGGGTTGAACGTCCTATACATTTCGATGGAAATGTCTGAAGAATCCATTGGTAAACGGATTGATGCAAACCTACTGAACGTCAGTATGGATGATTTGGATGCAATTCCAAAAGAGTATTTTGGTCAAAAAATATCCAAACTGAAGGAAAAGACTCTAGGTAAGCTGTTCTTTAAACAGTTCCCAACCGGGGCTGCGCACGTAGGGCATTTCCGTACCCTTCTGCAAGAACTGAGAACCAAGAAGAATTTTGTTCCGAATGTTATCATCATTGACTACCTAGGGATTTGTGCAAGCGCCCGGATCGGCTATGGTGGTGAAAACTCCTATGGCTACGTTAAGGCAATTGCCGAAGAATTACGTGGGATGGCAATCGAAACTAATACCTGTATCTGGTCCGCCGCCCAGACGACCCGTGGATCGTGGGAAAAAAGTGACATCGACATGGGTGATACCGCCGAATCGGCTGGTCTGGTACACACTGCCGACTTTATTCTGGGTATCGTGGAAACCGATGAATTGGCCCAGCAGGGTCAACAGATGTTCAAGCAGGTAAAATCTAGATATGGCGACAAATCGAAGTGGTCCCGGTTCTTCATAGCTGTGGACAAGGGTTTGCAACGCTGGTCGGAGCTTCCTAATAACGGATTCGCCGAGGTAGTCGAGCAACCTACCGGCAAGCCCCAAGGACATCAGGCAGCTTCTATAGCTACTGATTCGAAGGTTCCGGGTAGACGTAAGAAAGGGGACAACCCAGAAGCTGCGAAAGTGGTCTGGTAAGCCCAGCAAACGGTGTCTGAGAGGTTTTAATCAAATTCCCATGCGATGGTATAGGGGTTGGTTAAACGCCTCTCAAAACAAATTCTGGTGGATTCTGTTTAGAATCCCGCCAAACGGTGTTATAGTTCAATTCTCTTGTGACAACCAATCGGAATCTACATTATGAGCAACAAACCATTTTCATTTTCCTCGATTTTCAGCAATGAAACCACTACCAAGCCGGTTTCAAAGATCCTTTCCGGTATCGAATCCCTGATCACCGAATTGAAAGGTGCCATCAGCTCCCATACCACCCTGATCGCCGACAGCAATGCTGAAATTGATGCATTGAAAAAGGCCATCGAAGCCAGTCAACAAGAAATCGACTCGGCTACCGCTGCACACTTCAATCTGTCTGCCCTGATCGGTGCAAACAAGTGAGTCATAACGGCGGCCCTTTGGGCATTGATTTAGCAAAATATTGGGAAAACTATTACCAGATCGGTCGAATTACGGATTTGGTTCCACCAACCAGATCCGAAGAAGCTGAGCGGTTGGAATCGCTGCTGCGTCAAGCAATTGCACAAAAGCCCGCAACTGCCGGTTCTACCAGTGGTGCGTCAATTCCAGTGAAACCAACCCCACATGCTGGTGAACAGTGGTGGGTGAAGGTTCCAGATCAACCACGTTTGGAACTTGTTCGAATCAAGGAGATTTCTCCGGTATCTGTACAAGTTCATGTTGATTTTGCCGGATTTGATGGTATTCGATCCGGTCGCTACGAACGTGATTATCTCAAATTCGTTGAAAAATATGTCAATCCAAGTTTGGAACCAGAACCAGTCTAATCTACCGCGTGGGGCTGTCTATATTGGACGGCCTTCTAAGTGGCAGAATCCATATGAAATTGGAATTGATGGAAATCGCACCGAAGTAATTCAAAAGTTCCGTGCATACCTGTATTCATCTGGGTTGATCAATGACATTCATGAACTCTGTGGCAAGGATTTGATTTGCTGGTGTAAACCGAAGAAATGCCATGGAGATACGTTAATTGAATTGGCTAACCCAAGATTGGATCAATTCTTTGAGTAGGTAAGATGGATCACATAGACCAAGCGTATATCGGTCGAATTTCACTTCGATTGGATATGTTCAAACAAAAATCTCCGGGTCGATACAACTTTCGGTGTCCGATTTGCGGGGATTCGTCGAAGAACAAATACAAAGCGCGTGCATGGTTTATCGGGACCGATAACAAGACTAGATTTCATTGTTTCAATGATGATACCTGCGGGTCTGACTTTGGGTTCTTCCTGAAACGACAAGACCCTGCATTGTACTCGGAATGGGCATTGGAAAAATTTCGAGAATATGGTAACGGCAGCCGTCAAAAGTCTGTTGTAGAAGCCAAACCTGAAAGACATGCTGGTGACCCAGAATTGGTTCACGATTTACCGACGATTGCAAGTTTACCGCATGATCATTTCGCTCGGGTGTATATCGAAAATCGAAAATTGCCTACACATTGGCTGGAGAAGTTGTATTTCTGTGAAAGCTGGAAAGAACTAACCAACCAATTTGAACCTGATACCTATAAAACCATCAAATCCGAAGAAGCGCGGATTGTAATCCCAGCGTATAACGAAAACCGGGAACTGATCTGCTTTCAAGGTCGAAGTCTCGATCCTGATGTGGATGAAAAGAAATATCTGACCGTCAAGGTTAAAGATTGCCTCAAACTCTGGGGTATGGATAAGGCTAAGAAGGATCAGCCGCTATTCCTATTGGAAGGCGCATTTGATGGAATGTGTTTAAGCAACACCGCCGCCATATTAGGTGGTAGTGCAAGCCCTAATGATCTACCTAATGGGTATGATTGGGTTTTTGCATTGGATAACGAACCTCGAAATGTATCAGTTCTGCGTCGATATCAACAATTGATCGACCGTGGGGCTAGGTTTGTGAACTGGCGACATTGGAAATATCCGTGGAAGGATGTGAACTTGTGCATCCAGAACGGTGTAACAGCTCGCGAAATTCAGCGTTATTTTGAATCAAACATTGTGGGTGGATTAACCGCTCAACTTGAATTTAATTTGTGGAAGAAAGTATCATTATGAGCAATCCTATTACCCTCGCAACCGTACCTGTATTTGAAATGATCCGCCAATGGGGTCATGATCGTAATTTGATTTTGGGTGCGACACCTCAAGCTCAGTTTGTAAAACTGATTGAGGAATTCGGTGAAATCACTCTTGGCATGGAAGAACAGAACTATGCCGAACAAAAAGACGGTATCGGTGATACTGCGGTTGTTCTGACAATTTTGGCCGCACAGATGGGGCTTACTGTTGAAGAATGTTTCGAATATGCGTCGGGTCTTGGTCAGGAACTGAAGTTCTTCGACGATGAACCAGACTATGCAACCTATATTCGTGCGATGGTAACCAGTTTCAGTAAGCTGGCTACCGGTATCGCCAAGAAAAACATGCCACTGGCAAAAGAAGGTATCGGCCATGGTCTTGGTCTGGTAGCGGCGTTGGCTGATGTTCTGTTGGATAACGAATCGTTTGATGACGCATTGCTGGCATCGTACAACGTGATCAAAGACCGTAAGGGTAAAATGATCGACGGTATCTTCGTGAAAGAAGCTGACCTGCATATGGTTGGTGCGGTCTAATGCTGACAGTTGGTAAAGATAGTAAACTGTACGGTTTCGATATCGAAACTCTGGGCACCAAGCCGGGATGTGTAATCGTCTCGGCAGCGTTTCTGGTGTTCGACTTTAACGAAACGAAAACGTTTGACGAATATGTCAACGATGCTCTTTACATCAAATTCAGTGTAGCAAGCCAAAAGGCTGACGGTCGTAAAATCGACCCTGATACTCTGGCGTGGTGGAAGAAACAGGATGATGTTGTTCGTAAAGAGCTGATGCCATCCGCCAAAGACGTGACGCTTCGCGAAGGTTCGAAACAGATTATGGACTATCTGGCAGAGCGTGGTATCAACAAAGGCAGTGAAAAGCGCACCTATCGTTTCTGTCGTGGTCAGGATTTCGATATCCCGATTATGGATGATGCAATGGGTACGGTCGATCTGAAATTGCCGGGTGCCTTCTGGAACTCTCGCGATATTCGTTCGTTTATCTCTGGGGCTTTGATGGATTTGACCGCGACCACCTTGTACAAGGATGATCGCGAATACAAGACCATTCCGGGGTTCCGTATGCATGATGCCCGCCATGACATCGCTAAGGCTGTCATCGAAATGCAGAACTGCGTCAAGCTTGCAATGGGTCAGATGGATATTTCTGACCTGTAATGTGTTTAGAAGAGGGGGATTCTGTGATAGAATCCCCTTTCTATTTCAAAGGAATCCCTAATGAGCTTCAAGATTCTAGATGATAAGGCCCACATCCTGCTACGACCGGGGATGTACTGTGGATCGGTGGTTGAGGAAACCCAATCCCTGTTCCTGAATTATCAGTGGGCGAGTGCGAAATTCGTTCCCGGTCTATTCAAGATCATCAACGAACTGATTGACAACTCAATCGATGAACACATCCGAACCAATGGTGAATTCGCCAATGCTATTGACATCAAGGTCGATGCCAAAAGCTTTTGGATCAAAGACAATGGCCGGGGTATCCCTGTTGTCCTAGTCGATGACCTCGATGGTGAGAAAATCTATACCCCAGTAGCAGCATGGTGTAAAACCAAGGCTGGATCAAATTTTGGGGCGGATACCGACCGGGATACTATCGGTATGAACGGTGTTGGGTCAGCTTTGGCTAACATCTTTAGTTCCAAATTCATTGGGACAACTTCAGATGGTAAACATCATCTGGTAGTGACCTGTGAAGACAACGCGACTATCCGGGACGTTTCGGTCAAGAAATCGACCAAGAAATTCACAGAGGTCTACATCGAACCAGATTTCCCACGGTTCGGGGTTCAGATGATTGATGCAACCATGATGGGTTTGATTAAAAGCCGTCTGGTCAATTTATCGATCTGCTACCCAGCCATTACGTTTAAGCTCAATGGCGATACCATCAAAACTGGTTCAGCTAAAGCTTGGGTGGATAAATTCTCGGTAGAAAACGTGATTCATCATGACGATTCCATCATTCTCGGAATCATGAATTCCACGGATGAAGAGTTCCGATGCCTGTCTCTGGTCAACGGTTTGAACATCAGTCAGGGTGGAACCCATATTGATTATGCGGTCGGTCAGATTATCGAAGTTCTTCGAGATTTGATCAAAAAGAAACACAAACTAGAAGTGACACCCGGACAGATTAAGAGCCATCTACAAGTGGTATCTGTGATCCGTGGGATGAAGAACATGAAGTTCGATAGCCAAACCAAGGAACGAATCACCAACCCGCGTGGTGAAGTCTCCGGTTTGTTTGCCAATATAAAGTTCGACAAATTGGCTCAAGGCATCATGAAAAATGAAGCTTTGATTATGCCAATAATCCAATCACAGCTAGCCAAACAGATGGCTGCGGATGCTCGGGCTGCAACTTTAGCAGAAAAAGCGCTTCAATCTAAAAAGGTTGAAAAGCACATCCCCGCTACAGGCCGTATAGCAAGCGGTAAGACCTTATTCATCACAGAAGGCGACTCTGCTATTGGCCCGTTCATTTCAGCCCGTACACAGGATCTGGCGAAGATTTACGGGGGTTATCCCCTGCGAGGTAAGATTCCAAATATTACCGGTATGACTACTGCCGAAATTCTGAAAACCAAAGAACTTGGTGATTTAATCAATATCCTTGGGTTGAAAATTGGTCAAAAAGTGATCGAACCTGATTATGGTACGATTGCGATTATGACAGACCAAGATATTGATGGATTCTCTATTCAAGGGTTGTTATTGAATTTCTTCTGGCTATGGCCTGAACTGTATCAAAAACATAGAATCAAAATAGTTCGGACCCCGCTTTATGTTGCAACCAAGAAAGATGAACGGAAATATTTCTATGATAAGTCTGATTATGATGCATCAGCTAGCGGCTTGAAGGGTTATGAAATTAGATACATCAAAGGTCTTGGGTCGCTGCGTAAAGCTGAGTACAAAGACATTCTGGCAAGCCCGGTAATGATTACCGTACAGATTGATGACCCCGTTCTATTTGATGCAATGTATGGCGCATACAATAAATTTGGTGACGCCCGTAAGAAATTAATTGGTGACGTATGACCGAAACTACATTAAGTCAATTTGCTGCTGGGCCTTGGCGTGATTTCTCAATCTATACGATCAGTGAACGGGCTATCCCTTCACTGATCGATGGGTTCAAACCATCACAGCGATTCATTATGTACTCTGCGTTTAAGAATGCATCAAATCGCTGGCTAAAGGTTTCATCACTGGCGGCGATTGCTGAATATGGCTATCACCACGGGGATGCAGCGGCACAGGAAACCGCACAAAAGATGGCTGCGGATTGGTCTAACAACCAACCATGTCTACTTGGGGATGGTAACTTTGGGGACCGGCTTGTTCAGGAACCTTCGGCCCCTCGGTATGTGTTTGCACAGGTGCATCCAATGGTTCAAAAGCTGTTCAAAGATAACGATCTTTGCCCAGCCCATGATGACCCTGAACACATTCCACCGAAATATTACCTACCGATCATTCCTATGGTTTTGGTCAACGGTGTATCCGGGGTTGCGACTGGCTATGCCACCGATATCCCACCGTATGCGCTAAATGATGTAAAGAATCTATGCCTGAAATATGTACAGGGTAAGGACATCACCACAATTGATGTAATTCCAACCTTTTACGGATTCAAGGGTAAGATCGAACGCAATCCAAAGGGTGGGTTCGATCAGGTAGGAATTATCGACCTGAAAGGTAAGACCACCGCCATCATCAGTGAAGTACCGTTCAAATACGACCGGGTTGGCTATATCAGAGTTCTCGACGAGTTACAAGAGAACGGGATGATCCTGCGCTATGACGAGGACTGCGGCGACCATGGCTTTAGATTCAGTGTGGATTTGAAGCGTGGATTTGATACAAAATCGAATGAAGAATTGATCAAAATGTTTAAGCTTCGTTCGTCGTTCACGGAAAACCTTACGGTACTGGATCAGGATCGTAAGCTACGGAAATTTGGCGGTCCACATGAGGTTGTCAAGGAATTTTGTGACTTCCGTTTGCCATTCTATTCCGATAGGATTGCAAAACAATTGGCCGAATCGGAACATAATTTCAAGGTAGCGGTTGCAAAGATCAAATTTATCGGTATGATCCTCAACCAAGAGCTTGATTTTAAAGGGAAAACCAAAGCGGCACTCACAAAGGAGTTGACTGCTACCTTCGATAAGGATATTGTTCCGAGTCTATTAGGAATGGAATTCTACTCTCTAACCAAGGATGAGATTGTGGTCCAGATGGGTAAGGCGAAAGCGCTTGACGCTAAGCGGATCTACTGGAAGAATGCGACCCCTGCTGGGTTGTTCATTGAAGATTTGGAACAGATTTAAGGTTCCAGTATTAATCGCACGGCCTGAATGATTGGGCCGTTTTTACCGGGGGTTGTTGTACGTGTCGAATTTGTCAAAACGTGATATCCAGCGAAACAAAGTAGAAGAGTTGGTTTTGGAACTGATGGTGATTCGCAGCATTATGTTCAAATTTGGTCTGGATGATACCGCCAATAACGAAATGGCTTTCGTCGCATTCGTCAATGAGTTAGAAAATCCCCCGGTTTCATTAACCGGAGCACCAATCACGTACATGGGATACCGTCAAATGATGGCGCGATTCCAAGAAGAACGGATGATGCATTTGTATGACAAAATCACATCCGAACCGTATGCGATTTTGCTTGAATAAGAGTACAAATAATGACCAAACGGATTGAACAGGGGCTGTTCGTAGTATCAGCCTGCCTATCAGTTTTGTTGGTCGCGCAGCTACACAATTCAGATGTACCGGATCAGGCGCGGCAACTCAACGAAATTGAATTGACCGAACAGCAAAATGCTGTCAGTGAACCAGTTGTTAAAAACGACCCTATGCAACAGGTTGTATCAAAACCTTCTGTGCATGATCGTAAGACACCAATTGTGCGAGTCCCATCCGATGACCGGATGAAAGGCTATGCCCAAAAGTGTTTCAAACACTGGGAATGTTACAAATTAGCCGAAGCGACCTATTTTGAAGATCGCGGCGGTGGTTTGGATGGCATGAAAGCAGTCGCCAATGTTGTTGTGAATCGGACCAATACCGATGGATTCCCTAGTTCCATTGCGGCGGTCGTGAATCAAAAGAAATATGTCAAGAAAACTGGGTGGGTGTGTCAATTCAGCTATATGTGTCAATTGAAAGATAGGCGCATGATTGATATCGATTCAAAATACATGGCCGGGTATGTGGCGTGGATTGCTTATGATGGATTGTTGAAAGACACCACCAATGGGGCTACCCACTACCTGAATGAATCAAAGGTTGCATCAAAACCTAAGTGGGTCTATGCGTTCAATAAGACCGCGAAGATTGGTGCCCATACATTTTATGTCAGTAAGAATCTTTAGGAGTATGTATGACTCATTCGGCAGTTTTGTTGGTTACCCGAGTTCTCCAGAATCGAAACCTTCTGGAATGTAGTGGGGTCGCCAAATTCCGTGAAGATGAAGAAGGTTATGTATCGTGGATTGAGTTTCCGAAACATAAGATTCGGGTCTATGAGAAGGCCGACCAGAAACATGGTGTGATTTTTCGATTTGAATTCTATGAGTCGAAGAAACCATTCTTTACCATCGAAGATTATCTGCGAAATGGTAAAGAACAGGTGATCTTTCTGAAAAAGTCTGAACTCCTGCAAGCTCCGAAGATGAATAAAATCATTTCGGACATCAATTTGATTGTTCAAGAAACAATCAATTCAATCAATTACATTGGTCGCTATCTCGCAGGAGCCGCATGAATACACAATATCGGCTTGGTCCGATTGTCAATGAGCCGAGAAAGAAATATCGGGTCACCATTTCCCCAAAACTGGACAGATTGACGTTTCAGAGGGTTGTGAAGTGGTGTTCGCGAGAATCCTATTATGTTCCGGTATTTGATACGGTGACAATTCCCGATCAAGAAGTTATTGACTATTTCCTCACCGAAGATTCAGACAACAATCCTGTGCATTTATTTGCCCGACAATTTGATGATAGGTTGTTTACCTTGGATCAAACTGTTGTTGAAAGTGCGCTGAAATCACCCGGTAATGGCAATACCCAATATTTCTGGTTGCAAGAAATTTAATTATTTGGAGACATTATGTCTACTGACCCATATCAGCTTTACGATCAATTGATGCATTTGGTTACTATCGGTGATGCATTCTATTTCAAAGACTTCCCAGCCGACCATCCAGAAAAGATGTATCGAATTTTCAACTACCGATTGGCGAGCTATTCCGATTGGCTGCATCCCGGTGCGCTGGATACCCGTGGGACCATGTTTTTGGTAGATCGTCAAGGAAACTTTGATGATTTGGTGTGCCGCCCTCCTAGGAAATTCTTCAATTTGGGTGAAAATCCATTCACTCTGGATCTTTCCTTGGATGATCTGGTTATGTGTATGGTCAAGGAAGACGGCTCGTTGATGTCTACCTATATCCATACCAATGGCGAATTGCGACTGAAGTCTAAAGGTTCTACCGGGTCGACTCAGGCAAATGATGCAATGAAATTCCTCAAGACCCAACCAGCACTGTTGGCGGATCTGAGATTTCTTGCCTCCCGCGATTTTACTGTCAATCTGGAATGGTGTGCTCCATGGAACCGTATCGTGGTCGGCTACCAAGAACCAACACTGATTGGCTTGAGCATCATCGATAACCAGACCGGCACTATCTATGACGCCGAAGGATTGATTGATGAAATGGGTCTGGCGGGATTGGGGGATGTTTGGGTTGATGAATTTGAATATACCGGCTCACTGGTTGATGCAATCGAGAATCTGACCGGTTCTGAGGGTGTGGTCGCTATGACCCGCGCTGGTGTGATGTTCAAGATGAAATGTCCATGGTATTTGGCACTTCATCGTAACAAGGACAATGTATCAAATACCAGAGCGCTGATTGAACTGATCCTTACGGAACAGATTGACGACCTCAAGGTTCTGTTCGTTGGTGACCAAGTAGTGTTGGACAAAATCAACGCTTACGAAATTTCCATCGGTTCTGTTTATAACACCACCTGTTCCGTGGTACAATCATTCCATGATGTCAACAAAGATTTGGATCGAAAATCATATGCATTGGCTGCGAAGGCCGCATATTCTGATTGGAAATTTAATGTCGCTATGAGTGCTTACATTGGCAGCGATTGGGAATCTCAAATCAAAGAGTACATTCAAAAGAACTATTCCAATTATATCTTGAAACAATTTGAGAGTTCGTTTGGTGAGTAAATTGATAGCGGGTGTCGGCATCTATGAAAAGGGTCGATACCCAGCATGGGTTGATAATAAAAACACGAAAGAATATCAAATATGGACTGACATTCATAAACGATGTCAGTCGGGTGGCGCTCAACAAAAACGTCGCCCAACATATATCGGATGTTCTGTTCATCGTGATTTTATCAAATTCCAAGACTTCGCTGAATGGTGTCAGACCCAAATCGGGTTTAATAACGATAGGTGGGCTCTGGATAAAGATATTTTATCCCCCGATAATAAAGTCTATGGCCCTGATACGTGCGTATTCGTACCACCTCAGTTGAATTCATTGCTAACTTACAAAAAGGCAAATCAGGGTGATTGTCCAACTGGGGTTTATTATGACCCCCGAAATAACAATTATCAGTCTCAGGTTAATGCGGAAGGGAAGGTTAAATATCTCGGTCGATTTGAAACGCCAGAGTTGGCCGAAGACGCTTATAAATTGGCTAAAACCAAAGAAATTCGCAGGCGGGCCGAGCTTATAAAAGATCAAATTGACCCACGGGCGTATAACGCATTGATGAATTATGTAGTTTAAGGAATATTTGTGACTAAAATGGTTTTGACTGTCGGCGTCCCCGGATGCGGCAAGTCCACCCTTGCGAGTAAATTTGTATCGCAAGGGTTTGTACAGGTTGAACGTGATCTGTTGCGTATGAAGCTCTATGGGGCTTGGTATTCTAAAGGTATTGATGAAAAACGCATTACCCACGTCCATGAAAATCTGATCCGTGAAGCTCTGCTGAACGGCCAGAACGTAATCGTATCTGATACCAACATCAACCCAACCACCCGCGATCATTTGATCAAATTTGGGTCGAGTTTTGGGGCTGAAATTCAATTGGTTCATGTAGCACCTTACATGCTGTTGGATGAGTTGATCGAACGTAATGAAAAGCGTGAAGACCAATCTAAGGTTGTCCCGGTAGGCGTTGTACAGCAGATGTACACCAGTTACCGGGAGCAGTTTCCTATTATGGCCCCTGCATTTGATGCAACCAAACCAAACGCCTTCCTGTACGACATCGACGGAACAGTAGCTGATATGACAGGTATTCGTGGTCCGTTCGACTGGAAAAAGGTTGGACTGGATGCTGCACATTCGGATGTGATCGAAATTTTGAAGTGTTTGGAATCTGCTGGAAATAAATTGATCGGAGTTTCTGGCCGGGATGAAGTTTGTCGGAAAGAAACCATGATGTGGTTGCGTGAAAACAACCTACCGGAATATGGATTGTGTATGCGTTCAGAAGGTTCTCAGATCAAAGATTCTGCTGTAAAGCATGATTTGTACCATCGTTATATCGCACCTTTCTATAACGTAAAAGGTGTGTTTGATGATCGCGACCAAGTTGTAAAAACGTGGCGTAGCATGGGACTTCGGTGCTACCAAGTGGCACCGGGGAATTTTTGATTTAACTGGTGCGTGTATGACTGATAAGAAATTGTTCCAATTGGTTTCAAAGACCAAACCCCAAGAAGCTATCAGCCCTGAAATGAAAGCGGCTGTTGATGAAATGTATCAAGAGATTCTTACCGGTAAACTTGATTTTGTGATGATCACCGGTGATAAAGATGGGTGTGGGTTTGTCACCAATCTTGATACCGCTGGGTGCAATTTGTTACTCGATCAAGTCAAGTTCAACATTTTACTTGGCGATGATGAGTGAGAAGCTTAACTGTTATTTTTGACGTGGTGTCGGCGGCAACGCCGTTCACCTCGGAAAGAATTACTAGGTATTATCCAGATGCGCCAGAAACCATATTCGACATCATTCATGATTACCTGAAGTTGTATATTAAAAATTCTGGGAATATTGGCTATGTTGACATCGCCATTAAAACAGACCGTGGAAGTTATCCAAAAAAGACCATGGAACAGCTCAGGTACATTATTATGAAAATTATCGGGGATGCGGATGGAAACATACCATTAACCCAGTTACAACAGTCACTAATGTTCGATCAGTTGTATTCATATCGACCAAAGAAATAAAGGATATATTGTGAGCGAATTTGTAAAATATAGTTCAATTGAAAACTCGTATCGTCAAGGATTTCTCGACAAATGCGCTATGCGTGTTGGTGATGCCCAGATGGTCGCCTTGGAAAAGATTCATGGTGCTAACTTTTCATGGATTGCTGATGCATCCGGGGTTCGGGTTGCAAAGCGTACCGATGTAATTGATGAACTGGAAACATTCTACGGACATACTCGGTTTTACAACCGATACAAACCAGTAGTTCAGGCGCTATTCGGGTTGGTTAAAAACGAATTTCCCGGAATTACTCAAATCAATCTGTTCGGTGAAATTTTCGGTGGTCGGTATAACGGTGTAGGCGCTCAGTCCGCCAAGAAAGTTCAAGATGGTGTGAACTACCATCCAGATAACGAATTCATGGCATTCGACCTGAAACTGACCTTTGATACTGGTGTAAGTCGATATGTGCCATTTTCAGATTTGGACGACATGTTGTTTGATGCAAACATTATCACTAAGTTGTCATTTGATGATCGTATGCGAACTGCCCCTGTCCTAAAAATCGGAACTTTGGAAGAATTGATCAAAATCGATCCATTGTTCTATACCAAAGTACCTAAAGCATACAAACTTGAAACAGAACACCGTGAAAAGACCCAGATTGATTACGCTGAAGGGTTTGTAATCCGTGGTTATGATGAAGACTTCTATATCGGTAACGAACGTGTTATTCTGAAACAGAAGAACGCTTTGTATGGTGAAAAGGTCAAAGAAGTCAAAATCAAATCCGCAGTGACCTTGACAGAAGATCAACAAGCTCTGTTGGATAAGGTTTGTTCCTATCTGAACGAGAATCGAGTTAACGCAGTTCTATCAAAATCAACCTACGATCAAAAGTCGTTCGGTCGGCTGCAAGGTGATGTCACCCGTGACGCGCTGGAAGATTTTGAGAAGGATAATGGTTTCCGGGCACAAGATACCGAGGAATGGAATGTTCTTGGTAAACGAATCGGCGCCTATGCTGCGTCGGTAATCAAACCGGTTTGGATCAAACTCGAATTTTGATGTATTGATTTGACATAAATACTCCACATAACATTGGAGAAATTTATGTCAAATTTTCAAACAGCAATTTCAGTAGTCCTAGCACACGAAGGTGGCTACGTCAATAACCCTGCTGATCCGGGTGGTGAAACCAATTTCGGAATTTCAAAACGTTCGTATCCGAATGTGGACATCGCAAATCTGACCGTAGACCAAGCCACGGCTATCTACCTGAGAGATTTCTGGCAGCCATATGGATATGATTCAATTATCAATGACGATTGTGCTACCAAAATTTTCGATACCGCTGTTAACATCGGAAATAGCCGGTCGTTCAAATTTACCCAGCAAGCATTGAACACCTTGGGTAACAATATCGTCGTTGGGAGCACTTTCGGGGTGGAAACGATCACTGACCTGAACGCCGCAGACCCTGCCGCGTTTCTAGCAGCCTTCAGATCGATTCTGTCGGATTACTACAAAGGGTTGGTGGCTGCGAAGCCTTCTCTGTCTATTTACCTGCGTGGTTGGTTGATCCGAGCACAATCTTAAAATAATCAGAACAGAATGGTTGACAGCAGTTTTCCATTCTGTTTCAATAGGCACACATTGAGGGGATCAAGCGTGACCAAAGTTAAAAAGTACGACCTAGCGGTTTTTATCGGGCGGATGGCTCCATTGCATAACGCCCATCTGGAAAACATCCAATTGGCAGATTCGATTGCTGATCGAGTTGTAGTAATTCTCGGTGGTGCTAACGCGCCTCGTGATGAACGCAACCCATTCAGTAATGATGACCGTTCGTATATGGTCGAAGCTGCAACCATCGAAGCTGGAATCAAAGGTGTGGGCCTAGCCCTTATCAATGACAACCCATCTGATGACTTGTGGGCCGCTGAAATCATGCGGTTATCGAATCGTTACATTTCCGGGATTAAAAATCCGAAAGTGGCAATTGTTGGACACAAGAAGGACGATAGTTCATTCTATCTCGATCTGTTCCCAACGTGGGATTTCGTAGAAACTGGTGCAAAAATGCACGGTGACGAAGAAATGGCAGCGACTACAATCCGCAAACTGTTGTTTGAGGATGATTTCGATGATGCCAAGTCGATGATGCCAAGATCCGTATGGAATTATATTTTCGATGAATTCCTTGGTTCGACTGCATATTATGCAATTTGTGATGAATACAATTTTCACAAAGCATATCCCGCACATCGTCGGGCCAAATACCCGATCAACGATGTAACCGCAGACGCGGTTGTTCTGTGCAAAAGCCACATCCTGTTGATTCGTCGAAAGAACATCCCCGGTAAAGGCAAACTTGCTCTGCCCGGTGGGTTCCTGAACACAAATGAAACCGTTGAAGACGGTATGCTTCGGGAATTGGACGAAGAAACAAAATTGCATGTACCACCAAAGGTACTGCGGAAGTCGATCATTGATGTAAAAGTGTTCGACAAACCAAATCGCTCTTTGCGTGGTCGAATTCTGACCTTTGCACATACCCTCAAGATTGATACAAATCATGACGGTAGCTTGCCACGGGTTTACGGTTCTGATGACGCGGACAAAGCGTTCTGGGTTCCAATCTCTGAAATTTCGGCCCCAGAACATGCGGCTGAGTTTTTTGAAGACCACCACAACATCATCATGACCATGATCGGTCGTGCTGCGAAACAACAAAACTAATTCAATTTTCGAGGAGTTCGAAAGAATGACAGCTTTCAATACCAATATCACCAAACTTGATTTCAACGAACACAACCTGATTCTGAAATCGGATAGCTACAAAATCGATCACTGGGAAATGCTCCCACAAGGCGCTCAGTACCTGTATTCCTACGGCGAATCCCGTGGATCTGATCAATACGCTGTACGTGGTGTCAACGAAGGTTACACCCACACCGTTTTTGTCGGCCTGCAAGCCATTCTGAAACGTCACTTCTCAGCCCGCATCACCATGCAGGACGTGGACGAAGCAGAAGAACTGGTAGAACTGCACATGGGGCCGGGTGTCTTCAACCGTAAAGGTTGGGAACAGATTGTCACCGAGTTCAAAGGTAAACTGCCACTGCGCATCCGATGCCTGAAAGAAGGCACGATTGTTCCTACAGGCAACGTGCTGTGGACTGTCGAGAACACCCACCCAGACTTTGCATGGCTGGTATCGTATTTCGAACCGCTGTTCCTGCAAGCATGGTATCCAATTACAGTGGCTTCTGTTTCGTACAGTATCCGCCAAGTGGTTGAAAACGCTTTCCGTCAGTCGGTTGAAGACGGCGTAGGTAGCCAATTCAAACTGCATGACTTCGGGTTCCGTGGTGTGTCCAGTGTGGAATCGGCTCGTATCGGCGGTGCAGCCCACTTGATGGCCGGTTGGATGGGTACTGATACCATCCAAGCGATTATCGAACTGAAAGCGTTCTACGGCGTTAAGAAGGGTGATATGCCAGCCTTCTCGGTACGTGCTACGGAACACAGCGTTGTTTGTGCAAACTCCGACGCCGAAACCCGTGATGATTCGAACGCTCTGGAAATGGCTATCCAACTGCTGGAAAAACACAAAGGCATTGTGGCCTGCGTAGGTGATACCTATAGCATCCGTCGCTTCGCTGAATGGTGTGCAACCGATCCGATCAAAACTCGAATCATCAATTCCGGTGGTACGTTTGTACTGCGCCCTGACTCGGGTTGCCCGACTGAAATCCCTGTGGAAATCATCGGCATTCTGATGAAAGGTTTCGGTTATACCGTGAACAGCAACGGCTACAAGACTCTTCCAGACTGCATCCGCGTTCTGCAAGGCGACGGGATCAACGAATCCAGTATTCGTCACATTTACGACAATATGTTCAAACAGTCGAAAATGTACTCTGCTGATAACATCGTTTTCGGTATGGGTGGTGCCCTGCTGCAACACTGCGACCGTGATTGGCTCAAATTCGCCATGAAGGCATCCGCACTTTGCGTTGATGGTGTCTGGAAAGACCTGTACAAAGACCCGGATACCGATTCCGTAAAACGGTCGAAGAAAGGTCGTGTGACCACGTTCAAGGATTCGAGTGGGAAATACTTCTCGGATCGGATCGAACTGCAAGAGACTAACCACACCATTGTGGATCAACTGCATACTGTCTGGGAAGATGGTGAACATCTGATCGAATGGGCGTTTAGTGAAATCCGCATCGCTTAATTGATGCAAATAAAAGGGAGCCGAAAGGCTCCCTTTTTGTTTAATATGAATAGAAACTGTGGTATCATTCTGTTTCTAATGAGGAATTAAGAATGTTCGACGAAATTGGTAACAGTCTCCCGCAAGCTAGTTCGGAATTCAACGAACGTAAATTCCAATTCATTTTGGATTACAGCGTTGCTGAACGAAATAGTGGTTGCGGTGATGACATGCACTATGTTCATAACCGAAACAAGTTAGTTGACGCCGCGAGCGAACTGTATGATCTGGCCCTTGAAAAATGTCAGTGAACCAAACGGTTTGATGGCGGGTAAAGAAATCAAAGTCATTCCACATATCCCGTTCTACAAACAGAATGGGTCTGTGGTAATTCGTGAATGGCAAGAAGACTTTGAAGATAGACTTGGTAACAAAGCTGTCCTAACTCATATTGAGTATAAGGACAAAAAGAATAAAATTAGCACCGCTGTGATCAGGGTGAAATGGAGTAATTGATGGAATTTCGACTTATATCGGATACGCACCTTGAATGGTACGCTTCCTTTGCAATGCCGTCGTTACCGCATATCAACGGTGACAAAGAGCGAGTGCTGGTAATCGCAGGGGACTTCCACACCCTCAAAAATGCAGCGAATGTTGCACCACTCCTGACTGAATACGCCAATCGTTTCAAAGCGGTTGTGTACGTTCCGGGAAACCATGAATATTACGGATCGGTGATCAAGCCAATTACCAATTTGTTCAATTTCCAGAAGATGAATCCCGAAGGTCGGGATAACATCCACTTCCTGATTCGGGATTCCGTGGTAATTGATGGAATTCGGTTTGTAGGGGCTACACTCTGGACCAACATGGACCGGGGCAACCCAATCGTGGAATATGCCCTGAACACCGGAATGAATGATTTCCGGGTAATCGATTATCATGATGAAAAATTTGATCATTATGGGAAGTTCAAGCCACGTCATTGGCAGTATGAGCATATGAGGGATTTGGATTACATCGCGGAAGAAGTCGGAAATTCGATGGAACCCTGCGTGGTCGTTACCCATCACCCACCAAGTCATCTAAGTCTTGATCCGAAATATGCAAACGATTATTACATCAACTTCGGATATCACAGCGATTTGAGTGAATTCATTATGGATCGGCCTAGCATCAAATTCTGGTGCCATGGTCATGTTCATGTCGTTCATGATTATATGATTGGTAATACCAATGTCATTTGCAACCCTTACGGCTACCCAGATCAAGATGACACCGGGTTCCTCGAAAAAAGTTTCTACAGAATCCATTGACAATCTGTTTTGAGTCTGTAAAATGGCGACATCGAAACGGATTATTAATCGAATAGAAAATCTGTTTAGATTCAAATGAAAACGTAGTATGATGTACATGTAATCCGGTCAAATGACCAAACAATAACACAAAGGATAGATTAGTGAGCGATATTTTCGGTTTTAATGTGAACAAGAAACTTGCATGGATCGGTGGGCTTGTCATCGCCGGGATTGTTATGGTGATGCTGCTTTTCAGTCAGTTGTTCTATTACAACGAAGCTGGCTACATCACCCACATCCAGACCAAATGGCCGACCGAAGAAAAGGTTGTTTCCGATCTGGGGTATACCTACCTCGGATTTGGTACTGCAACTCCATGGCCGCGTGAAATGACGATTCAGTCCGTTTCGAACATGGCAGCATTGCCAAAAGGCGCAAGTACGGATATCGACGGTCAGGGCTCTGCTTTGATTCCATCATTTCCTACTACATTCCTCGGTGGTGTAACTGCTACGGTTGATTCGAACGTTCGTGTTGCAATCCCATCGGGTGAACAATTCATCCAATTGGCTCGGATCTATCGCACCCCGGAAAACTTTGTAGTACAGGCAATCATGCCAGTTATGAAATCGGTTATCAAATCGACTGCACAACTGATGACCGCCGATGACTACTACAGCGGTTCGGTTTCTGCGTTTGCCCAAGCGTTTTATGATCAAATGGCTGATGGTAGCTATCTGGTAGAACGTACCGAAACCCAAGTTGAAATCAAAGAAGCGGCCAAAACTGCGATCCTGCAAGATGGTACTGATCAAGGCCAATACGGTGGCAATACCAAAACCATTGTGAAAGTCAACAAGGTTTTGGGTAAAGACGGCCTTCCAATTCGTATGGAACGTCAATTTGCCAAGCTGGGTGTAACGGTTGTTGATGCAAACATCCTGAGCGTAGATCCAAACCAGCAGTTCAAAGACCGTATGATCGCTGTACAGAAGTCCCAAGCGGACCTGTCCATTGCTCGCCAAGGTCGTCTGACCGCCGAAGAACAGAAACAATTGGTTACTGCGGTGGGTGCAAAAGAAGTCGAACAGAAACGTCAAGACACTCTGCGTGATCAGATTGAATCTACAACTCAAGCTGAAACCAAGAA